GGACCAGAAACTGGAGTCAAACGGAGTGACGAGTCCCATCGTGGATGATTATGCGAGCCCTTGACGGAGCCGTTTTTGGCTGCCAGCTTGTGCCCCGCCGCATGCATGGCCTGCCACCGGCAGATCTGATCGAGCGCCACGGCTGGATCGTCGATCACTTCTGCGCCCGCTATCGCTCGATTGGGCGAGGTGCGGACCTGCGCGCAGCGGGCACCCATGGCCTGTGCGAAGCCGCTGCGAAGTTCGAGCCCTCGCGCGGGCGTGCGTTTAGCACCTACGCTTGGAACTGGGTGAAAGGCTACGTGCTTTCGGAAATCCGTCGCGGCCACGTCGTGCCCGTGCCCGAGCACACCGCGCGCAAGGCCTACGCAGCCGGCGAGCCCGTGCGCGGCGTCGTGGTCTTCGGCGTGCCCGACCTCGAGCAAGAAGACGAGCAGGAGCGGCAGAGCGAGCGCGCGATGCGGCTGCGCTCGGTGAGACAATGTGTGCGCGAGCTGCCCGACAAGCTCACGCGCCGGGTCGTCTGGCTCGTGCTCGAGGGCGACTCGATCGACGTGATTGCCAAGACGCTCGGGCTCACGCAGACTCGCGTCGGCGAGCTGCTCGAGTCGGCCGAGCAACAGCTGCGGGAGATGATGGGCTAGGAGGGCATCCGATGTGGTGGCGCGTTGAACTGGACAAGCTGGGCGCGATTCTAAACTGCGTGCAAGTGTCGGAGCCCGACAAGGGCTCACGCCTGCTCGCGTTCGTGCAGGGAGACACGAAAGAGCAGGCCTGTTCCAACGTCAAAGACTGGTATCGGAAATTCCGGGCGCAGCAGCTCGCGAGCAAGCAGCGCCGCGACGCCAGGCGCAAGGCGGCGGGCCTGTGCACCTACTGCGGGCACCTTCCAGCGCGTCCCGGCAGGAAGACCTGCCTAGGCTGCTCAAAGAAGAAATACCAGATGGAGCGCGCCTGGCATGAACGCGGCTGCGTGCCCAAATACGCGCCGGCCGATCCGGTTCAGGTTCGCGAGCGCTATATGGCGCTGCACGGCCTCAGCGTGCACGCCCCCACCGTGCTCCGGCAGTTCGACGAACTCGGGCCCATGGCGTTTCGGCGTTGGCTGGTGACCCTCATCGAAGACCGTCGCGCTCGAGCGCAGAGCGAGGCACCGGCCGAGGCCGCCGAATGAGCCACGGTCGAACGTTCTATCGCTGCGGATGCATTCGAGTGCAGTGCCGGTGCCCGGGGCCGCACCTCGACACGGTGCTGCCCATCGAGTGCAAGCTGCACCGGGCCGAGCGCAGCGTGTTCGAGGAACATGCCCTGCTCTTCTGCCTGCTCACCGAAGACGAGGACCGGGAGCGGCTGATCGACATCGCGCGCGACTAGCCGAGCGCGCGCAGCCGCCCCGCGCGACTCGCGGCGCGCATCGCGTTGGCCCGCGCCATGTCGCGGATGCGCTCGGCCTCGGTGCGCAGGTCGGCGGGGGGCTTGTAGGCTTCGAGAGAATTGATCTTCTGCAGGCCGTAGAGGAAGCCGTCCGAGCAGTCCGCCTTGTAGCCCTCTTTAAAGCCGGTCTTCAGCGGATGCCACGGCAGGCGCCGCCACTCGTCGAAGAGTTCTTTTGCCTCCACCGTCAGGTGCACGAGGCCCGCGGCGAGCATGCCGCGCCCGTGGTCGATGCGGGCGCGGAGGTGCTTTTTGTCGGCCATCTCGACCGGGATATTGAACTTGTCGCGCAGCGTGAGCCCGTAGCCCTTACCGAGCCCGCCCTCGTCGGCGACGATGTAGTTCGGTTTCCAGCGTGCTCGGAGGCCGTTGACGATTTCCGCGATCGCGAACATGTCGAGGCCCGGCAGCGAGTAGCTCTGCATGACCCAGACGTGCGGGCGCTCTTTCTGCCGGAGCACGGTAAAGCTCGTATGATCGATGACGCCGAAGTCGAGCGCCAGCACGGTCAGGCCCATCGGGGGCCCTGCGCTCACCTCGGCGAGAATGCCCGGGTACTCGAATACCAAGCTCCCGATGTCGGGCACCCACTCGGCGAGGTACTCGCGCCGGAACGTAGGGCTATCTTTCGTCCAGTTGAACTGGCGCAGCACGTCATCGAGCGCGATGCGCGGATCGACCTTGGCCTTGGTGTTGTCGTAGATGGTGCCGTGGTGCGTGGGCCAGCGCCCTTTGATGCCCGAGACCGGGTCGCCGCAGAGGGAGAACCAGTAATCCTCGGGGTCGGGCTCGGGCCCGGGGGTGCCGGTGATCGCCATGTCGCCCCCGGAGTCGACGAGCGCGGGCGTCAGCACGCTCTCGACCGCGTACTGCAGTAGCTCGCTCGTGAAATTCTGCGCCTCGTCGATGATGACCCGGCGGTAACGCGGGCCGCGGAGCGAGGTCGCCGCGCTCTCGTCTTTCACGCCCGCCAGGCGGATGACCGCGCCGCTCGGCTCGGTGATCGTGTGGTCGGCCATGTTGATCGAGAGCCCGAGGTCATGGAGGAAATCGAGGTCCCGAAAGACGGGCAACATGATGGCCTTGGCGTCGATGAACTGGTGGGCGACGTAGAGCGAGACCTCACCCGGCTGCCCGCCGAGCAGGAGCGCCGCGTCCGCGTAGCTCTTGCCCGTGCGGCGACCCATGAGCGCGCAGCGGAAGCGCGCGGGCTCGAAGTAGAAAGCCGATTGCTTCTCATGCAGATCTGCAATGAGCGGGTTGGGCGCGAACTCCGAGAGCAGGTCGGCGAGATCGAGATCGATGATCAAGGCGGATTGTCGGGGGTTATGCGCGCGCTCGCATAACCCCTGCCGATGAGCGTGCTTTTCTACGCGGCCAAGAAGGCCGAAGAGGCGGGCCAGCGGCTGATCGCGCTCGCCGAGTGCAACAAGGCCATGCAGGAGACGCGGCGCCAGCTCGCCGCGAAATATGCCTCGCTGTACGAGGGCATGTGCCTCAGTGGCCTAGCCCCCTACGGCTACACCTCCGACTCGGCGCACTACTTCCGGCAGGACCAAGAAGAGATCCCGCTCATCCGGAACAGCGCGCACAGCATCATCGACACCTGGGTCAGCAAGATCGCCGCGCTCGAGACGCCCAAGCCGACCATGATGACCAGCCACGGCAGCTGGAGCGACCGGCGCATCGCCAAGAAGCTCGAGCAGCTGGTCGAGGCCGAGTTCTACGAGCCGCAGGGGCGCTTCGCGAACCTGGAGGAGCTATGGATCCACGCCGTGCGCATCGCGGCCGCCTGCACGGGCTCGGTCGCGGTCAAGGTCTGCGTCTACCCGAACGAGCAGAAGGTAACGCACGAGATCCACGACACGCTGACCATGTTTTTCGACTTCGGCGAGCTGACCTACGGCGATTTGCTCACGATGGGGGAAATCACCTGGTTCGACGTCGACCGCCTGCTCGAGATGTTCCCCGGCAGAGACAACGAGGAGAAGATCAAGGCGAGCATCGCCAAGCCCCCCGAGGAGTTCCGGGCCCCGGTCGGCAACCAGGCGCACATCACCGAGATGGTGGCCCTCTATGAGGGCTGGCGCGGCTCGCAGGGCGAGAAGACCGGCAAGTATTGCGCGGCCGTCACCGGCGGCACGCTCGAGTTCCGAGACTACGACTACCCGCGCCCGCCGTTCATCTGGTTCGTCGTCGATCCGCACCTGTACGGCATCCTCGGCCATCCCATCACGCATCACATCTATGAGAGCGTCAAGCGCGACAACCTGATCCTGAGCAAGGTGGATCGCGGCATCACCAAGGCCGTCCAAAACCACATTTTCATCGATAAGAACAAGCTCGCCGAGCACGAGTCGATGGACGTCGTCGAGGACAACAAGATCGTGGATATGACGGATCCCTCCGCCGTCAATTTCGTGAGCGCCCAGGGCTTCCATGCCGCGCACAAGGAGGTGGCTGATAGCCACTGGATGGACGCGCACAACGTGTCCGGCGTGCCGGAGCTCCATACCGCGAGCAAGAGCCAGCCCGGCATCACGGCGGCGATTGCCGATCGGCAGGTTGCCGCGCGCCTGAACGAGCGATTTGCCGCGACGCAGCGCCGCTACGTGCAGGCCGTCGCGGTCGACGACGCCAAGCTCATCATCCAGGCGCTGCGCGAGGTGCGCGAGCACGGCAAGTTCACTCGCCAGTGGCCGGGCAAGAAGTTCCTCGAGGAGATCGACAGCGACGTGCTCGACCTCGACGATCACAAGTATCGCCTGCGGCCCGCGGCCGTGAGCGGGCGCGACAACACGCCCGAGGGGCGCCTGCAAAAGGCGTTCGAGCTGCGGCAAATGAACATCATCAGCGACGAGGCGTTCGCCGCCGCGCAGCAAGCCGGCTATGACGTGCCCGAGGAGCTGGACGACCGCAACATCGAGCGCGAGTGGATGGACCACGAGTTCGAGCGCTGGCTCTACGCGAGCGACGAGGAGGCGCAAAAGCCGGAGTTCTACCGCGGGCCGCTCAAGTGGATGAAGCCGGGGCCCGCGATCGACTACACGATCGGCGCGCTGATGGAGGCGCAGATCGAGGATCTCGAGCCCGAGCGGCAAGAGTTCTTTTTGCTCTTCCTCTCCGACCTCGACGCGATCCTGCTGCAGCAGCAGCAGACGGGTCAGGGCCCGCAGCCCATCCCCCCGACGCAGGGCATCGCCCTGCCGCAGCTCGCCGCGCCCCCGAGCGGGCCCGGGCAACTGCCGGCGCCGACGCCGCGCCAGCTCGCCGCGCCGACGACCGCCGCGATGTGATGGTGTCCAGGGCCCCGGCAGAACCGGGGCCCCTCCACAACGAGCAATTGCCATCGCAAATCCGGGCGGGGCAGTTGTTGGGCAATCCGCTTTGCCCGGCGGTCGACGCGCGTCGCGGTGAAGTTTGGACGGCGGCACCCTAGCCCATGACGCCCGCCGGGTGCAACACGCGCGCTTCGCATAAGGGCCGGGTACATGCCCGCCGAACCATCCGCCCCCCAGCTCATCCCCACCCCCGCGCCGAGCGACGCGGCCGCGCGAGAAAGCCTCATCAAGCAAATCGCGGCCGAGGCTCGATCGAGCGGCAAATCCATCGTTTACGACCCCGACGCGCCCCCCGATGCGGAGGGCGATGACGCGCCGCCCGCTCCGAAGGGCAAGGCGGGGAAGGCGGGGAAGGCGGACGCGGCCGAGGATTCGGCAGGCACCACCGAAAGCGAAGACGATGAAACAGACACGCCCCAAGAAGACGCCGAAGAAGACGCCGAAGCCGGCGAAGCCGAGCCCGAGCAGCCCGCCCAAGCCGGCGAAATCGACCTCGCGGCAGTAACCGCCGCGCTCGAGGCCGAGGGGGGGGTGGACATGCTCGCGCTCGCCAAGGCGCTCGGCAAGGAGCCCGAGCAAATCGGGCTCACGCCGGGCGCGGCCAAGTTCCTGCGCCTCGAGAAGAAAAAGGCCAACGCGACGCTCAAGCGCGCCCAGGACCTCGCGCTCCAGCTGCAGCGCGAATACGGCGACCAGTCCGCGGCGCGCAAGGCGGCGAGCGAGGGCAAGCTCGAGCCGGCGATCGAGTTCGTTCAAAACACGTTCGGGATGGAGTGGAACGAGCTGAATAAAGCCGTCGGCGCGCTGCTCCAGGGCAAGCCCATCCCCGGGCTCGAAGACAAGCGCAAGCTGCGCGAGCTGCAGGCCGAGAAGAATCAGCGCGAGGCCGAAGAGAAGAAACGCGCCGAGGCGCAGGCCTCGCAGCAGAAGGTCGAGCAGGCCAAGACCTGGATCAAAAACCAGATCAAGGGCGACAAGCTCGCGAGCGCGGAACTCGACCAGCAGCTGCGCGACGCGGGCTTTCCGAGCGTGGTCGATCTCGTGTTCGACGAGATGGCCGCCAACTACTCCAAGGGCCTCACGGACCCGAAGAAGGCGCTCGAGCGCGTGCGCGCCAAGCTCAGCAAGCAGGCCAAGGCGCTGCGCACGGCGGGCCTCGTGCCGGCAGCCAAGGCCCCGAAGCCCGCCCCCGTGAGCGCGAGCAAGCCGCGAGCGAACGCGCAGACCGGCGCGCCCGGTAACGGCCGCGCCATGACGGACGCCGAGCTGCGGCAGGCCGTGCTGAAAGAGGCGGGCCTATGGCGCTGAGGCATCGCACGAGCCTCGAGGGTCTCGAGGGCGAGACGATCCACGTCGAGGGCCCGGACCCCGACGAAGAGCCCCGGGCCGCAGCGCACTTTGCCGAGCATCCCGAGCGCTGGCGAGGGCGATTTTTCATTTGGTACAAAAGCGAGATCCCTCGGGAGCGCATCATTTTCGAGATGACCGAGACGGTCACCGGCACGGGCGAGCCGCTCTTGCGCTGGAACCGCGTTACCGACCCCACCGTACTCGAGAGGATCCGATGAAGCACGAGATCCCGCTGCTCGAGCGCCACACGCGCCCGACCGGCACGTTCGTCACCATCCGCGCGCGCGACGACCTCGACCCGTCGAGCGGCAGCATCAGTGTCGAGCACTCGGGTCGCCACGTGACGGCCGTGCCCGAAAACGTCGGGCTCTGCCAGGTCGTCGCGATCGGCCCGGACGTCACGAACGTCCGCCCCGGCGACATCTGTTTTATTGACTTCTACGACGTGGCGCAGGGCTACCTCGTGAGCGGCGAGGAACTCTACGTGACGCAGGCCATGGCGCTGCGCATGACGCTCGACATCGAGGTCGAGCCGTTCCTACACCCCATCTCGCGCACCGAGAAGCTGCGCGTGACGAAATGCGAGATCCACCCCTTGCCCGGCTACGTGCTCACCAAGCATGCCCCCGACCGGATGACGGTCGCGGTCACGGGGCACGACCGTCAGATCATCCCGCGCAACCTGACGACCAGCGGCATCGTGGGCGGGCGAAACAGCGACGGCGACCCGTGCACGTTCGTCTGTTACGAGGAGGTGGTCGAGTTCACCCCCGGGGCCATCCAGCAGGAGCGCTATCACGAGGGCTGGGATGGGCGCCCGCGCGATACCTACTACGAGGAGCGCCGGCTTCGAGCGAAGATCCAGCAGCTCGAGGCGGCACTGCGCGAGGTGATCGACCTGGCCGAAGCGAACTCGATCCCTCCGCACGACATGGCGGAAACCATGGTCGCCAACGCGCGCCGGCTGGTCGCGAACGAAAACGGCGACTGGGGCCTCGCGCCGGGCGATCTCGTCACGTTCTGCAGCGAGTTCAGCATCCAGTTCCGCGCGCTCGGCGAGCTGTATCGCTGCGTGCCCTATAAGAACCTGCTCGCGGTCATCGACGACCGGGCGATCCTCTCCGACTACAACGCGACCCATCCGCCGCCCCCGCTCGTGAAGATCATCGGCGGAGGCGCGCCGCTGCTGTACGGGACATGACCCAGCGCAAGGCGGACGGCAAATTCGCCTCGGCGCTCACCAAGAAGCGGCACGCGGCGATCGTGGCCGACGTCGCCCGGGGGCTCTTCGACGCGCAGATCGCCCATAAGAACGGCATCGACGTCACCACGCTCAAAAGCTGGATCGACCGCGGCATCGACGAGGAGGCCGAGGAGCCCTTCCGGTCGTTTGCCGAGGACTACATCCGAGCCGCGATCGAACTCGAAGAGCGGCGCGTCCGGACGATCCTCGAGGCCTCCGAGCCCTGGGAGAAGACCAAAGAGACCAACGAGACGATCCGCGGCAGCTTCGACGACGGCGATTGCGACTCGAGCGATCGGGACTTCGAGCCCGTGCGGATGCGCAAGAACAAGCGCGAGCGCTCGGGCGAGCGGGGCGACTGGAAGGCGGCGGCCTGGTACCTCGAGCGGCGCTGGCCGCTGCGCTGGGGCCTGACGCGCCAGCCCGAGGGCGGACCCAAGGAGGCGATCCGCCTGCCCGAGGCCGTGCAGAACCGGCGCCGCCGCGTCGACGAGATGACCGACGCGCCGCCGCCCGAGCTGCTCAAGATGTTCGCGGCCAAGGGGTGGGAGATCCGCCGCCGAGAGGAGTCGAAGCCGTGAGCGATTGCCTGCGCTGCGGGGGGATGGAGCTCGAGGGCTTTCGACTCGGACCGCGCGCGCGCGAGGACGCGACGTCGTGCGCCCTATGTGCGGGCTATCACGACATCGAGATCGAGCATCGGGTGCACCGGCTCTCGGAGGTGTCGACCGAGGCGCTCGTCGTCGAACTCGAGTCGCGGCACTTCGTCTTTCAGCGCGCCGTGCTCAGCCCGGTCGAGCGGGTCGCCGAGCGCTTCTACGCGAGCACGCCGCCGGTGAGTTCGCCGCCCGAGGGCTCCGTTTTGCAAACTTCGCATAAGCAAAAACGACCCTGACACTTCGGGCTCCGTCGAGCCCACCCCGGCGGTCCGGCACGCCTTAAACGCCGCGCAAATCGACGTGTAGCAAGCCACGGGTCACTGGCTAGCGGCGCTTTGTCTCGCCGCTCCTACACGGAGTTACCCCGGCGATGGGTTCATTTGCCGATAAGTTCCTGTTTCTCAGGTACATCAAAAACAACAAGCTGCAGACGATCACCGAGCGCGTGAGCCCCACGCTGCAGAAGGTGGACAAGCCGCAGCGCGGCGGTCAGGCCATCGTCGAGCCGTTCATCCCGAGCGGGCCGCAAGGCTTCAGCTACGACCTGTCGGCTGCCTCCACCGTGAGCGACCAGACGGATCGAGGTTCCTCGGATTACGAGACGTTCACCTCTCCGTTCGGCGAATACTGGGGCTCGGCCAAGGTCTCTGCGCGTGCCGTGAGCGGCGCCAAGGGCAACGAGGATGCGTTCCTCCAGCAGCTCACCGAGACCATGGACGGCGCGCTCAAGACATTCGGCGCGGTCGCGGCGCAGAAGATTTTCGCGCCCGTCGGCAACTCGATCGGGCGCATCAGCGACTTGAACGTCGGCGGCGGCAACGGCGAGCTATCGCTCACGGCGCGCGGCGACTCGTTCAACTTCGCGAAGGGCATGATCGTCCAAGCTGCCGACGGCACCGGCAACGGTGCGCCCTCCAACATCCGCAGCGGTCTCGGCTACGTGTATTCGGTCACGCCGGATGCGGACGTGACCGGCACGAGCACGACCGGCGCGCACCTCTGGATCGCGACCAGCTCGGGCAGCACCACGAGCGGCGGCCCGACGGGCTGGGCAGACTCCGACTACCTCTTCCGATACGGCGATGTACTCGCCTCGACGGATCTCTCCGACAAGACGATCCGCTCACTGCAGGGCTGGGTCACGCTCACCGCGAGCACGGCGACATACCTCGGCGTGAACCGCCAGCTCCACGCGGGCGCCTCGGGCTTCCGCGTCTCGGCGACGGACGTCGCGGGCCTCAGCATCAAGGAGCGCTGCGAGCTGCTCGTCAACGTGGGCCGCGCCGAGTACGGCGCGAACGAGGTCGACACCCTCGTCATGGGTCCACGCACCTGGATGCAGCTCTCGCAAGAGGTGCAGGATTTCGGGTGGACCACGTTCGGCAAGACGATGGAGATCGGCGCGGGCGAGATCGTCATCATCACCGCGAACGGTCTCGTGCGCGTGCTGAACGAGCCGCACTGCAAAGAGGCCGACATCTGGGCGCTCACGATGCCGCTGCTCAAGATCTACAACTACAACGGGTTCCCCGGGCCGCGTGACGACGACGGCCTGAAGATGCTGCGCAACGGCAAGAACTACGAGATCCAGTGGCAGGCGTTTAACTCGTTCACTGTCGGCGGCCAGCCGCAGATGCACGGACGCTGCAGCTCCGGGAACTAAGGCTCGCTTTTTGGGGGCGGGGTGTCGGGTCTTCCCCCCTCCTCTCGCTCCGCCCCCACCAATTCCCTGAACCGATCACGAGCCCCCACGAGGGCCCCAGGACAAGGCGCAGATGCTCCCGCACGTTTTCAATCGACTGTTTTCTCAGTACCGCGATCCCGCGTTCATCACCGGGCGTTTTCAGTTCACGTCGAGCGGCTCGACCTGGGCGCAGATCACCACCAACCGGCAGACGACCTATAATTCGCTCGTCGTCACCAATCGCGGCACGGGCCTCGGGACGATGACGTTCCCCGCGTGTCGCAACGCCACGATCATGGGCGCGTATTTCGAGCCGCTCGGTGATCTGATCGGCAACATCTACGAGGTCAAGTTCAAGCTGCTCACCCCGAGCACGGGGACCGTCGACTTCGTCATCAACGACAACGCCGCGACGCCCGCCGTGGTGGCCGCGCCCGACCAAGCCATCATGGTCGTCAACATGATGATCGCGAGGTAATGAAGACATGGCCGCTTTTGTTGCAACCAATACGATCCGCCGTTACGTCGACCGCGACAAGCGCGATGACGTCAAGCGCCTGAAAGATGCCCTCTACGAGGGCGGCGACGTCGGCCTCGCGAGCCTCGGGCAAATCTACCAGCTCCCCGACTTCGTGATCGAGGGCACGACCGACAGCAACACCGCTGCGGCCTCTAGCCCCGTGATCAGCTTGTCGGATGAGGGCGTGAAGTTCCCAGCGAACACGCATCGCGACATCGTCGTCGAGACCTGGGCCGCCAACGGCTCGAACGTCTGGCGCTACCGCACGCGGCAGCGCGTGCTCGGCGGCACGGATCCGACGCTCAAGGGTCCGCTCGAGTTCGAGACGGAGTGCACGGCCTACTACGGCATGACGACCTCCGACGGCACGACCACGACCGAGGATGCGACGAGCTGCATCGCGCCCGCCTGGTGGGATGGAGCCTCCCCGGTCGCGGGCAGCGTCGCCTCCAACACGCTCACGATCCAGTGGCTGGGCACGAACTCGCCCGTCAGCAACATCATCCCGGGCTTCGTGAACAACCTCGACGCGGCGGCGGCGGCAGGTGACTCCCGCGTCTACCAGCACGGGAACGTGAGCCTCACCAACGGCACCACCGACGTTTTCGTGTCTGACGTGGCGACGCCGACGGCCGCGAACTTCAGCAACGGCTCCATCGTGCGCGTCTCGGCGCGCATCTTCCCCGTGATCCAGAGCCCGGTCATCATCGACACGGCGAGCACGCCCGACGAGGTCTGGATCGGCGCGCTCGGCATCACGAGCGATCTAGTGACCTGGCGCATCCGGGTCTGGGTGAGCGACCCGATCAACCTGCCGCTCCTCTAATCGCATGGACAAGCCATCGCTCGATGCGGTCTTTCTGAGCGGGCCCGGCAAGGGCCCGCTGCCCCCGGGCGGCGACATGGGCGCGCCGCCCGACGAGGCGGAGGCGGATCCTGCCGCAGATGCGAACTCGGAAGAGACGGAGCAGGCGCTCGACGACTCGATCGACGAGATTTTCTCGACGGACGATCCGACGGCGCGCCGCGAGGCGTTCAAGCGCGCCATGCAGCTCTGTAACAACTCGCAATATTGAGTGGCGCCCGTGTGGGTGCTTCGACTTCTCAATGCCTCGCCGGTTCGCGGATGGCCCGGCGGGGCGTTGCCTTTTGTCGGCTGCGCATAAACGCTCGGTATGAGCGACACGATCACGCTCGGCGATTTTACGACCGAACTCATTTACGAGGCGGGCATCGACGGCAAGACCGGCTCGAGCGCGCGGCACGTGACGGCGCGTCTGTACGCGCTGATCAATCGCTCCTACAAACAGCTCCGCAGCCGCGTCAGCCAGAACGGCGACGACTTCTTTCGCACCCCGGGCACGGCGGCGGCCATCCCCTCGCGTGCGTCGGGCGAGGACTGGATCGAGTTGCCGTTCCCGACGGGGGCGAGCGAGATCCTCTCGGTCGACGTGCAGCTCGGCGGCACCTGGTACGATCTCACCAAAGGCAGCTGGGCGCAGCGGCGTGTCTTCCCGGGCGCGAACCGTCCCGACAGTCCCGGCGAGTGGACGGTCCTGAGCATGCCTCAGCCGAGCACGACAACGGTCACGTCCGGCAAGCTCGCGATCTGGCCCACCAACCTCACCGGTAACTACAAGATCGATTCGCTCCCGCACTGGGTGCCGCTCACGGACGCGACGCACGTGTTCGTGCTCTTCCCCGACTGGGAAGAGTGGCTGCTCACCAAATGCACGATGGTGCTCCTGCAGCGCGACAACCAGAAGCGCGCCGCGTTCCTCGACGCGCAAGACCGCAACCTGCGCGCCGAGGCGGCCATCCTGCAGCATAGCCGGCGCCACGCGCGCGGTGCGGTCGTGCCCCGGCGCCGCGACGGGCTGGAGCTGTAAGCCGTGGCCAAGCGCGTCGTCTCGTTCAGTCTCGCCCAGGGGCGCAAGGATCGCGTCGATCCACGGCTCGCGCCGTTCGGGGTGGTCGCGGTCGCCAAGAATCTGCGCGTGCGCAAGGATGGGCGCCTCGCCTGCCGCTACGGGTACACGGCGCTCGACATGCGCACGAGCGGCGGCACGATGACCGCGTACGATCTCATCGAGTATCAGGGGCGCCTGGTCGCGCTCGGCAGCCACAGCGCGTCAGGCTTCCCCGAGCGGCCGTATGAGTACACGGGCCTCGGCGCGACGAACGGCAACGTCTATTGGCGATACGAGACGGACAAGCAGGAGCTGACGCCGTTCGTCGACCTCAAAGACATCACCGTGATGAGTCCGCCGTCGGGCGGCGCGGACCTCTGCGATTCTGCTGCGGGCGCGGGCTATGTGCTGGTCGTCACGCGCTCGCTCTCCAACGTCGTGACGGCGGTCGTGGTGCGCGAGAGCGATAACCAGCCGATCCTGACGGAAGTCATCTCGAGCACGTTCAGCACGCTGAATTTCCGCTGCACGTTCGCGGTCGATACGTTCTACGTCGCGAGCCAGAAGAGCGACAACGCGCTCGATATCATCAAATTCAACCCGACGACGGCGACCGCGTTCTCGACGTTCAAGGGCAACGTCTCGGCGGCGAACGCGACGGTCGCGGTGTACGACATCGTGCCCGTCGAGAATCCGACGACGGCGCGCATCGCGATCTGCCGCGATCGCGGCGCGGGCGTCGACATCTTCATCCGCATCTATGACTCGGGGGCCTCGCAAATCGGCAGCGACATCACGGTCTCGGGCACCGACTCGACGCAACTGAGCCTCGCGGTCGACCAGACCGCCAACAAGATCCACATCGCGATCCGCTCGGTCGGCGGCGGGGCGATCCTGCGCACGTACAATTTCGCGGGCACACTCCTGCTCGGGCCGACCACGCTCACGAGCGGAAACAGCGTGTGCGCCTGCCGCATCCCGGCGACGGCGGCCGCGGGCGCGGCGGCCCAGGTCGCGACCGCGGTCGACACCACGGGCGGCGACACCGTGATCGAGTATTGGAGCGAGGCCGCGCACACGGCGACCGCGAGCACCACGATCTTTAGCGCGCTCGTACGGACCCGTCTCATCCCCTGGACGTCGAGCACGAGCACGAACGCGAGCGGTAAGTATGCCGTCGCGTTCGGCGGCATCGTGTGCCCCGACATCTCGGACACGACCACGAACGTCTCCAACGCCCTCTTTTTCACGGCGAGCGGCTCGGCGAACGCGGCGCACCTGGCGCTCCGGGATTTTACACGTGCGTTCAAGTCAACCGCGGCGAGCCCGTCCGGCATCTCGAGGCAGGCGGGCTTTCACCTCGACGCGAGCACAGGCCGCGTCGCGTGGTGCGCGATGCGCGACCCCGGCACGGGCTCGCCGATGCCGAGCGTGACGACGTTTACCAAGAACTCCTCTGCGCGCCGGCAGACGGCGAAATTCGGCGATCTGCTCTACATCGCGGGCGCGCCGATGCAGGTCTATGACGGGCGCTGCCTCACCGAGCCCTTCCAGGAGCTGCCCGGGATCCTGAGCGTGACGCCGAGCAACGGCTCGGGCTCGCTCACGAACGCAGCCCAATACGACTACGTCCTGCACTGGGAGATGGTCCTCGCCGACGGCTCGATCTGGAAGAGCGCCCCGAGCGAGCCGTTCAGCACGACGCTCGGATCGGCGGATGACACGGTGACGCTCGTCACCAGCACGCCGCACCTTTTGACCGTGATGCTCAACGCCACCAATGGCTACGGACCCGATATCACCGAGGTCGTGAGCCGCACCGTGTGGGATGGCAGCAAGGGCTCCATTTTCCGGCGCACCGCGAGCGACAACGTCACGGGCGTCGGCAACGACTACGGCCAGGACAGCACGATCGAGGACGACACGAGCGACGCGAGCCTCGCCGATGAGGAGGCGGTCTATACGCAGGCCGACCGGGGCGCGTTCTCGGGGCCGCTCGAGCACGACGCGCCGCAGGCGGGCAAGTTCATTGCGGCGACGGAGAGCCGTCTTCTGAACGCGGGCAATCTGCGCCGCTCGCTCTTTCAGATGAGCAAGGATGCGTTTCTCGGCGAGCCCTTCACGTTCAGCGAGTTCTCTCCGTTCTTCTCGCAGGTCTCGGGGGCGATCCGCGGGGTCGCTTCGCTCGACGGCGCGCGGCTCATCTTCACGGCCGATGACATCTACGCCTTTTCCGGCGACGGCCCCGACGACCTCGGCGGCGGAGCCATCGGGCGAGCCCAGGACATCCCGACACCGAGCGGGCTCGAGGACTGGCGCAGCCTGCTCAAGGCTGCCGATGGGCTCTACTTCCAGCTGGACGATGACAAGCTCTACCGCCTGCCCCGCGGGGGCGGCGCGCCCGAGTGGATCGGTATCGACGTGGTCGATACCCTCACGACCTATCCCGTCATCACGGGCACGGCGCGCTGCCGGCGCGAAGACACGGCGGTGTTTGCGTGCGAGAACGCGGCCTCGACCGACGGGCGCCTGCTCGTGCGCAGCCTGCGCACGGGGATCTGGACGGAGGACACGGCGCCGCTCACGACCAGCCAGGGCATCGAGGCGGTCGTCGGCCTCGGCGACTCGCTCGCGTATGTCTCGGGTGGCGCGGTCTATCTGCAGAGCACCTCGAGTTTTGCCGACGGGACCTCGACCGTCATCCCGACGCAAATCAAGACGCAGCCGATCTACCCCTTCGACCTCGGCGGCTACGGCACGATCTGGGAGCTACTGGTTACGGGCGAGTATCGGAGCGCGGGTACGCTCGCGCTCCGCGTGAGCTACGACGACGGGGTCAGCTTCACGAGCTACGACTCCTACACCCTTACCGGGTTGACCGTGGGGCAGACCGTCCAGCGCAAATGGGCGATCCAGCAGAGCGACTTTACCTCGCTCGTGTTCGAGTGGACCTACACGCCGTCGGCCGCGGGCGAGGGCTTCATTCTGCATACGGCCGCGATGCTCGTCGAAACGGAGGAGGGCCTCCGGGAGCTGACCGCCTCCGAGATGGCCTGACCCATGCCGTGGACCATCCCCCAAACGGGCGCCTCCGACTCGCGCGCGCTCGATCAGCGCTTCCAGCTGCTCGAGCGGCGCATCGTCGCTGTCGAGACGAAGAGCGTGCAGCCCGCGAACGTGGCGAGCGACTTTGTCGCGCACGAGGGCGAGACGATCTTCGTCGCCGCCCCGACGGCGGGGCTCGTGGGGCTCTTGCCACAGCCCAAGCCTGCTAACCGCGGCATGATGGTGCACCTGGTCTGCCAGACCACGGGCTCGGTCACGCTGCGCACCGTCGGCGGCTTCGTGAACGGTCAGGCCTCGCTCACGCGCCAGGACGTCGGCACGTTCACGCTCGTCAGCGACGGGGCGTCGGGCTGGTGGATCGAGACGCTTCACCTGCCGCGCCCGCGCGACGTCACGCTGCAGGACTGGTTTTGCTCGGGCAATAGCACGACGGGCAGCATCGGCGATCTGGGCTGGACGCTCACGGGCGCGGGCACACCGGCCGTCACGCGCAATGCTACCGGCATGACGTCGTCGGGCAAGCTCACGCTCACGACGACGGCGGCGAGCAACGACCGCACCACGATCTGCCTCGCTCAGACCGAGGCGGGCAACGTGGTCAAGCCCGCGGAGGTGACGCTCTTACAGGCCGTACAGACCTTCAACGCGGTCACGGCCACCAAGCGCCTCTTTTTCGGCCTGGCGACGAGCCTGGCAACCGCGCCCGCGAGCGTGGCCGATTCGCTCGGCTTCCTCTATGACTCGTCGGTCGGGGCAAACTGGCTCACGATCGCGCGCTTTGGCAGCACGGGCACGGCCACCGACACGGGGGTCGCGGCGAGCACGGCCGATGCGCTGCTCTCGATCTGGCAGCAGTCTCCGCTCACATTCCGATTCTACGCTGGCAACACGCTACTCGGCACGATCGCGGGCAGCCTGGCCGTATCGGCGCTGCCGATGAACGTCGGCTTCCGCCTCGAGACGCTGACTACCTCGGCGACGACGCACAAGGTTGGTTACTTCGGCATGGCCTGCCGCGGGCTCGGCAGCCCGTTTGTGAGCGACGAGTTCGTCAAGGGCTAGTGTAGGTCGGGGTCCCCCTGCGGGGCCGAGCGGCGCGCTTCGCATAATGAAGCCGTGCCGGACGATACTCCGCCCCCGGGCCCGACGCCCATCCCGTCGATCGGGACGATTTCCCGCCAGCTCCAGGGCGTCGCGGGCCAGCTGCACGGCGCCCGCAACGACCTCGACGCGCTCACCGAGCGCGTGCGGCTCGTGCAGCAGGATTCGGCCGAGCTGCGCAAACTGCTGAAAGACCCGCCCGCGCTGCCGTCCGCCGCGGGCGGGTCGTCGCTCAGTCCCGCCCCGACGCCGAGCATGGCCGTACAGGCCGCGCAAAAGGCGGGCTCGCTCGGCAAGTACACGCTGATCGTGATCGGCGCGCTCGGGGTGGCTTCGCAGGTGGCGGCGCTCTTCAAGCCCGGCCTGGTCGGCCCGATCCAGGTCCTGATCGACCTCTTGCAGCAGCTCGGGGGCCACCCGTGATCCACCCGCCCCGGCCGATCTCGTTCGTGGTCGTGCACACGTGCGGCGCCTACGACCCGAAAGAAAAGCGCGTGGTCCATCAGACGATGGAGACAGTGCGCAAGTACCACATGACCCCGGTGAGTCAGGGCGGCAAGGGATGGAACGATATCGGCTATCACCGCTACATCGAGCGCGATGGCAAGATCCGACCCGGGCGCAACGACGTGGTCCCGGGCGCGCACGTCGAAGGGTTCAACGCGCACACGCTCGGGGTGTGCTGCTCGGGGGATGCCGATTACGAGCCGTTCAACGCGCAGCAGATGGGCTCGCTCATCGAGCAGTGTGTCTCGTGGTGCCGACAGTACGATCTCGATGCGGGCCGGGTCATCGGGCACCGAGAAACGGACGACTTCGGCGGGCCCAAGGTCTGGAAGACCTGCCCCGGGGAGCTGACCGACATGGACCTGATTCGCAGCCTGGTCGCGCGAGACCTCGGCGCGAGCAAGGTGGGCCAGGGGATGCCGAGCGTATGATCTCGTTTTCGAAAATCCTGCGCAGCATCCGAGCGCTGCTCGGCATCGCGGAACAGGCGCGCGACGTGGTCGAAGACGTCGAGGACGTCATCCCGCTCACCTTACCATCGCGTCAGCTCGCGCCCGAAGACATCCGGCGGCAGCAGGCGCAGATTGCGAGCGCGACCTCGCACAAGGTGCCGCCGAAGCGCTAGGGCCGCTTGCTGCCGCGCTCCCAGCGCGCGAGCACGGGCAGGCCTCGCTCGAGGCGGCGCGCGAGGATCTGATCGATGACGTGGTCGGGCAAGGGCGCGGGCTCGCGCATCTCGCGCCACTCGTACGCGCCCGCGAAACCTCGGCTCGGCGCCGTCACGATGCGCCCGCGCGCGTAGCGCAGATCGAGGCTGGGGTCGCCGTGCGGCTTGTCGAGGAAGACATCGACCCAGTTCCCGAGCGGGCTGAACGCGGGCACGGCAAAGACCTGATGCACGCCCCGGGGGGTCGATTGCTGGAGCGTGTCGGGTAGCCCCGCGAACCACCGAGACGCCGACTGGTAGCCGTCCACGTCGAGCGCGACGAGCCAGTCGTCGGAGCCGCCCCAGGGCCCCATCGCGAGCGCGATGTTGTCGTGCTCTCCGAAGTCTTCCGGGGCGAACTCGGTGCCGTCTTTCCAGAGCCCATCGGTGTCGGGGGGCTCGTGCTTGCCCCAGTCGCGCGGCTTGCACTCGGGGCTGCCGCAGGCGCAGCCCTCGGCGCTGCAGCCGTAGAGCGGCACGACGCGGAAGCCGAGATCGAGATACTGCCGCGCCGCGTCGCGCACGCTATCGAACTTCATGCGCGCGCTGCTGGTCGATCTCGAGCAGCTCGTCATAGGTGGCGCAGATCGCGAGCGAGAGCCGTTCGAGCGCGGGCATCAGCGCGGGCCAATCCTCGGCGCGCGGTAGCGCCACCTGCGCGATGAGCCGCTGCGCCTCGACGACGGCGAGCGTCGCGTTGGGCGAGAGGTTCTTTTGCAGCATGGCGCCCGCGAGGTCGGCGCTCGGGTTCTCGTTCCGTTGCCAGTGCCAGAAGCGTTCTAGGGTCTTCATGCCCGGCTTATGCGCAGGCGCTCAGCCGGGCCCACCGGGGCCGCCGGGCAGGTTGTAGCCGGGCGACGGGAAGCGCACGCTGCGCCGCACCTCGAGCCACACGAGGGCCTCGCGGGCGCTCTCGGCGACGCAGAGCGGGCAACGCCTCCAGGCCTGGTGCCAGGCGGTCTGAGCGGGCGTCAGGCCCCGCCCGCGCCCTTTGGGGTTCTTGCACTCGAGGAGCACCAGTTCACCCCAGGGGCAGCCGACGAGCAGGTCTGGGACGCCACCCCCCACGGTGGCGAGAACCTGCACGAGATAGCCGGCTGCCCGGAGCGCGCCTACGATCGCGGCTTGGGTTTCGTCGGTCTTGGCCCGGGCTCGCACGCGAGGCGGTTATGCGCATCGATCGCGGCGCGCTCGGCGGCGTCGCTATCGGCATAGACCTGCAGCCGGCGGCAGACCTCGAAGCCCGCGACCCGGCCGCGCCAGCCGGATCGGTCCTGCTCGCGCCGGAGCTGGCGCAGCGGTGCGTCGGCGAGGGCCCCGAGGGCGAGCGCCTCGTAGGCCCCCACGATGTGCAGTTCTTGCGGGGCGAGCTGCTCGCGGAGCCAGCCGAGCGGCACGTCGACGTGCCGCCCGTCCGAGAGCTGGATTCGCAGGATCCGGTCGTCGCTCACCGGCGCCCCCCGCGGCGCGTCCGCAGCCACGCCTTGATAGGGTCGCTCGCGATCACGATGAGCACCACGACCGCCCAGATGAGGATCGTTCTCACTGGTCGCCCGTGGGCAGGTCGATGTTGCCGTACTCGCTCGTGGGCCCGTCGTTGGCGGGCGCCGGGCTGCCGGCGACGCTCGGAGCCTTGCCCTTGCCGGTGGGGAGCTTCACGCGCTTGCCCTCGGGGGTGCCCGCCGGCACGGGTGACGGCGCGGCGGTCACGCTCGGGAACGCCTCGTCGAGCGTGGTATCGCCCTGGCGCACGGCGTTGTGCAGGCCGATCAGCGTCACCAGGTGATCGCCGGTCATGTCAGACACCGCCGCCAAGCCGAGCCGCGCGAGAGCGCGCTCGCTCGTGATGCCCATCTTTCCGAGCGTGGAAAGCCAGCCGTCGCGGCGTTCGCCGAACGTCTTGGCGTCGCCGACGGCGACGGCCTTGGCCTCCTCATAGAGGTAGTTGACGTAAGCCCGGGGCACGATGCGGAAGACCGCGTTTCGGTAGGCGACGCTGATCGCGGCCATGCCGGTGACGCGAACCATGTCGTCGCTGTAGCGCTTGCCGTACTTGTTGAGCAGACCGCGGCTCGCCTCGATGGTGATGCGCACGTTCTTCTCCAGATCCCAGGCCACGGCTTGGGCGACCGCGTTGTCGCCCGCGTCGTCGATGACGCGCGCGCCGAGGTGCAGGTTCCCCCAGCAGACCGCGAGGATTTCTGCCAGGCGGACGCTCGGGCCCACGATCGACTTGCCATCGCGCGGCAGCTCATAGAGGCAGGCTGCCGCGATGTCCGCGCTCGCCGTGCAGAGGGCGCGCGCGTCGCGGATCGACTTGGTCGCGCTGCGCGGGTACTTGTGCGCAGCGTCGAGCTGGACGGACACCTCGCTCCGGGTGATGGCTTCGAGCGCGCCCACCTCCGCCTTGACGAGGTGCGCCTCGTCTTCGCCGTCGATCATTGCCGAAATTGCGTCGCGTGTAGACATTGCCATTTTGTTTATGCCCTTCTGGTGACGAGTTGCGTCACCGGTTCCGTGTACAGGGCGCCGGCTGCGGTCAGCGCGGCGTCGAGCTGTTCGATTGCCTTCTTCTTGCCTCGATAGGGCGCCTTCTCGGCCACGACCTCGTGCGCGGCCTTGAGGTGCACCTCGATCGTTTTGACTTTCTCGTCGTCGGTGAATCCCGCCGCGTCGAGCACGTCGAGCGCGGGCACCACGTGCAGGTGGCGGCGCGCGCTCTTCTGGATGGTGGCGCGCTTGCCGTCGGCGACGATATCACGGCCGCGCCGTTCGACGAGGTCGCGAATCGCTTTGCGCATCCGCTCGGCGAGTTCCTGTACCAGATCGGAAGACGCGAGCAGGGCCATCAGCTGCCCGTCTGGCAGCGCCGCGAGCGCGCTGGCATCGACGGCGTAGTCGGTCAATTCGCCGCCCAGGAAGGCGGCCACATCGCGCCGCACGAGGGCATGACGCGCCGGGCACTCGTGGCTGCGCGGGCAGTGCCGGCAGTGGTCGCCGGCCCGGAACGTGCCATCCCAGTCGATGACCTCGCGCTGGAGCCGGCGCAGGTACGCGGGCAGGTCGGCGCGGCTCATCGTGTAGTGCTCCCATTCGCCCTCGCGGAGCCAAATGACCCCGGCCGTGGCCGCCTCGAGTTCGTCATCCTCGAGCAGCGCGAGCGCGCAGTAGCCGATCAGCTGCTCGCGGTAGTCGGCATCGAGCCGCCCGGTCTTCCAGTCGCCGACGTGCACCGTCCGGGCGCTGCGGCCCATCAGATCGAGATGGCCCGAGAGCGTGTGCCCACCGGGCAGGTCGAGGCGGATGTGCGCCTCGGTCATCGCGTCGGGGAATGAGTCTTTCAGCTGCGCCCAGAGCTTCTGGCCCTGGCCGAGCAGCATGCGCAGCTCTGGCTCGGGCACGCCGTGGCGCTTGGCCAGCTCGGGCACGCCCTGCCAGTCGATGCGCCCCGCCGCGGGCAGGGCCCGCAGGCCCTCGTGGCAGGCCGTGCCCATGCGCGCCTGGTCGTTCGTCTCGTCGATCTCGAGCGCGCCCGCCCGCACGCTGCCGCCGCAGAGGAACGCGAGCGGCAGGGCGCTACAACGCAGGTCTAGGCTCACGGCTTGCGCTCCCAGGCCGTGGGCAGAAAGCCGCCGCGCGAGAGCCACTCATCGAGGGCCTCGACCAGCTCGGCGAGGCGCTCGAGGTACTCGACGCGCTGATCGCCGCCGATGACGCCGAGCACGGTGCGGATGCGCCGCTGCTCTGCAAGGTTCGCGTTCGGGTCCATGGTCACTTCGTCCCGTGGTTGAGGTCGCGGTACTTGGCGCCGTCCAGGATTTCGGGCGCACACCAGACGCCGCAGTTGGTGGCCGTCTCGACCCAGCCCGCCTGGCGCTGGAACTCCGCGCGGGCGTGCGCGGCGACGTTCGTCGGCCACCAGCCGACGTGCTCGGGCAGGTGGCCCTCCATGGCCGTGCACCAGTCGCCGACCGCCTCGCGCGCGGTCGCGCCCGAGCCGATGACCTGGCACGCGGGGCCGCTGTCTTCGGTGCCGTCGTAGCAGCCCGAGCAGTGGCACTCGAAGCCGCCGCCGCCGCTGAGGGTGACGAGGCCGGGCGCGCCGCAGAGCGGGCAGCACACGGCCGATTCGATTTCAAACATGATGGGGTCTTTCTTGGCGACGAGCGCCAGGTGAGAGCGGGTTTCCACGACCGCGCGCAGGGTTGCGAGCTGCGCGCGGTAGGTGGCGGTAACGAGCGTGCCGCCGGTCTGTTCGAGGTGCAGCGTGCACAGCTCGACGAAAGCGTCGAGGCAGCTGCGCGAGTCGTGCCGGTCGATGGCCGCGATCAGCAGATCGCGGCAGGCCTCGAAGCGCGTGCAAGCGTGCTGAATCGCCACCAGCTTTTGCGGGCTGCGGCTCACTTGCCCCCCCAGACGGTCTCGGCCTCGGGCAGCACGCTCGCGGGGATGTCGAGGCCGAGCACGAGCACCGTGCCGCCGTCGCGCTCGTTCTCGCACGCGACGATCTGCTCGATGTCCGAGTCGCAGCCCTCGACGGGCCGGCGGGTGGCGTTCTGCCAGACGGTTACGACCGGGTCGCCCGGCACGGCCGCGAGCAGGCGCAGCAGTTCACTTTTGCGGATCACTTTTCCTCCTTGGCGGCCTCGGCGAGGGCCGCGTCGATTTCGGTTTGCAGGGTGGCGAGGCCGCGCTCGAGGGCGGCGACCAGCTCGGGGTTACGCCGCTGCGCGCGGCGGATAGCGCGCCGCTGCTCGTCGCGGCGGCGCAGGAGTTCTTGAAAACGGCTGATGATGTCCATGGGTGCCCCCGAGACCCCGGTTAGAGCTTGCCTGCCTTGGCCATGTGCTCCAGGCGCACACGGATGGTGCCGCGAATCTCGGGCACGCTGAAATCACGCAGGGTGATGTTGGAGAGCCCGAGCGCCTGCGCGACGTCCACGAGGTCTTTTTTGGTGGCCTGGCGCGAGTCGGGGTGCTCAGTGAACGCGAGCGGAGCCACGAACTCGCCAATCGGGCCGTCGCCGTCGGCGTTGTAGGCGATCGTGAGCCGCTCACGGAGGCTCCGCACCTCCGCGATCTTCAGCTCGAGCAAGGCGCGCGCGTTCTGCTGCGTGGGATCCTTGGCCTGCTCCTCGAAGGAGTTCGAGAGTTCGCAGAGCGCGAACAGGAGATTCGAGAGGTCGCCCTCCGTGAGCGGGACCTTGACGGACGGCATCCGGGAGGTGGGCGCCGGTGCCGCCGCGCGCGCTTTCTCGGTCCGCTGGGGCAGGCCCGGCATGCAGAAGCCGACCACGTGCAGCGCGTCGGGCATGTCGCACTTTTGGCAGACCGGTTCTGCCTTGCAGGCGGCGCGCTCGTTCTCGAGCCTGGCCTTGGCCGCGTTGAACTCCGAGTGACACGTGATGCAGAGTTCGCCGCAGCCCGTGTCGCGTGCGTGCCACACGCACGACGTGCAGAGCAGTTCGCCCTGATAGGCCGAGATACCCTGGGTTTTGGCTTCTTGCCAAATCGCCGAAGCGAGCGCGGGCGCATCGGCGAGCCGCATCGGACGGCTCACGGTCACGCACCCCGCCTCGCGCGCCTGGCGATAGGCCATGCGCAGATAGCCCGAGGGGCTCACCTCGGCATCCTTGCCGACGAACGTCGATTCGTGGCCGTCGTTGCGCCCGTTCGGGCAGGCGGCGAGGGCGTAGTGGTAAGCGTCCTGAACTTTGGCCATGTTGATTTGCTTCGTCATGAAAAACCTCCGAGGGGGAAGGGCGGCCGGCGCTTACCGGCCAGCCCAGGTGTACAGACTAGCAAAACCTATACTGTATACAATCGGTGCGTGACCTCGCGCAGGCCGGTTTTCGGGCAGGCGTTCAGGGGGGCCCGTTCAGTGGCCCGGGTCGGAGCAGCTCAGGCGGCCCGTTTGAACGGAGCCCGCCGATCCCAAATGACGACCAGACACCCGAAGGGCGGGTTTTTGCTGGTGCG